CACAGAAACAACTATTGGCACAACATCTACACAAGATAATATGTTTATTCGTTGGTCAGATCAAGAATCTACAAGCGATTGGACACCAACATCTACTAACACAGCTGGGTCACAAAGATTAACATCAGGTAATAAAATTAATGCTGCTGTTAGATCAAGAGGTGCGGTAATGGTATGGACAGATACTGCATTATATCAAATGCAATTTATTGGACCACCTTTTACTTTTGGATTTAAACAACTAGGTGACAACTGTGGCGCCGTGGGTATTAATTCTGCTATAGATATTAGTGGTAAAACATACTGGATGGGAAATGATTCTTTCTTCACATTTGACGGTGCTGTTAAAAAAATACCGTGCACCGTACAGGACTATGTGTTTGATGATATAAATGTAAATGCAACAGGAGATGTTTTCTGTGCATCAAATTCAGATTTTAATGAAGTTATGTGGTTTTATCCATCAGCAAATTCACTACAAATAGATCGGCATGTAACATTTAATTATGCAGAAAATTTATGGTACACTGGATCATTGTCACGAAGCACATGGGCTGATCGTAGTATATATTCTAATCCATATGCAACAGAATTTGATTCAGATGATACGACAGCAACTATTTCAACCATATACGGAAACAAAGCGGGGCGTACTTTTGTGTATGCGCACGAAGAAGGTGTAAATGATGCAGGATCGGCAATGACAGCATACATAGAATCAGGCGATATTGATATTGCAGACGGTGATAATTTTATGTCTATATCTCGTTTTATTCCTGATTTTAAAAATCAAGTTGGTGAAGTAGATGTAACTGTTAAATCACGTCCTTACCCTACAACAACACAAACAACACACGGACCATTTGCAATTGCAACAACTACTACAAAACAAGACACACGTATACGAGGAAGGCAACTAGCACTTCGCATATCAAGTGATGCAGTTGATGATAAATGGCGATATGGCACACTTAGATTTGATGGTAAACCAGACGGAATGAGAGGATAACATGGCAAAAATAACAGTACCAATGTTACCACAAGCAACAGAAGAATATGATCAATCACAAATGGCACAACTAATTCAAACACTAGAGCAATTGATTTTTGCTCTTAATAATACATACACTTCAGAACCACTTAGAGATGATGATGAAGCAGTATCATGGTTTTTAGGATAAATGGCAAACGTATATACAAATTATAAAGCAGTTTTATCTAATAGTGCACTGACTACACTTTATACAGTGCCCTCAGAGACTACAGCTATTATTAAATCAATTCGTGTATCTAATGTAGATGCTCAAAATGATTGCAAAATATCTATTTATCTAGTAGACAGTAGTAGTGTTAGTTATAACTTACAAACTGATAGAGCAGTGCAAAGTTTAACTACAGAAGAATTATTAGCTGCTGGAAGCTTAGATCAAGATTCAGCAGATTCTTCCGTTGGCTCACCCTGTCCTTTGGTAGCTAAAGAATCAGAGGTAATCAAGGTACAAGCTGAAAATGGTGGTGATTTACACGTCATTTTAAGTGTTCTAGAGATAAGTTAATTATTGCAATGAGGATAAAAAATGGCTATAAATGATAATATTACCGTGATGGCAGGAAAAACAACACCCACTGCTGTCGATGTAGAAACTAAATCTACTATCAAACACGCAACTACGGGGAAGGTTTATGCAAGTGAAAAAGAAGCAGAAGCCGATATCAATGACCCTGCAACCAGCACAACAAAAGAGGATATAAAAAGAGACGTGGCAATAAGCGTAAATAAATTACCAGATATACTTGGAGGGAGTTCATAATGCGATTTAATAGACCGACAGAAGGTATAATGCAATTTAATAATCCGACAGATAGAAGAATTGATCAATCATATGGAATGCCGAGACACTCTCCTATGCCTTCACCAGATAGAAGAAGATTTAATCCAGATAGATTTGAACCAGATAGAAGAAGATATGAACCAGATAGAATGCCGAGGCCAGCTCCGATGCCTTTACCAGATAGAATGCCGATGCCTTCACCAGAGAGATTTCCAGGTTACAACACATCAGAAACAGCAAGAGAAAATTACATTTCAAGAACAGACGGTGGATATCCTGACAGACCAATAAGAGCATTTGATTTTCTAAATAGATTTGAAGATCTTCTAAGGCCGGGGGAAATACCTAAATATGATATTCCAATATCACCACTACGTGATCCGAATGAAATAGATATTTTTCCTAAGCCAATATTACCACCACGTGATCCGAATGATTTTGATAGACTGACGCCGGCATATGGAGAAACATCAGCTGTTGATCCATCAGACTGGAGAACTATTTTAAGAATTTTAGAAGCAGGTGGAGATCCTCAAACAGAGACAGCAGGAATAATGAACGCAATGCCTCCAGAAAGACAAATGGCAGAAAGATTAAATATCTATCCAGATTATTATTATAATTATATTCCTGAAAAATATGGAGGTGATGCTTCTGATGTTATAGAATTAGATCTAGGAGGTGGTTCAGGACCTTCTGAGTTTCCTGATTTGGCTGATTGGTTACAGGGACAAGGAGTAAGAACATAGTATGGGATTTTTAAGTAAATTAATGAAGAACCCGTTAGTGCAAATGGCACTACCGGCAGCACTTACTTATGCAATGCCAGGAATTGGTGGAGCACTCGCTGCACAATTCCCTAAAGCGGCTGGAATATTTAGTGGCATGAGCCCACTGATGTCAAATGCTTTAAAACAATCAATGCTTGGATACGGAACAGCAGCGTTAACTGGTGCAAAGAAACCAGGTAAAGCAGCAATGTATGCAGGACTTGCTTCAATACCTTTCTCGTACATGAGTGCGGCTAATGCAGCTAGTGCATTTAATGAAGCTAACCAAGGATTAACACAACCTGAAAGATTTGTATCAAAAGAAATACCTAAATCAGTTTATGCTGGTCCAATGTCTACGGAAATAAAACTTCCACCTAAACAAGTATACAATTTTAGAGACGTACCTGTTAATGTTCCTAAGATAACACCAATGGATGTTTTAATGGGTAGATCAGAAAAACTTGCAGGATTTAAACCAGGAACTTTAGACTCATATACAAGTGATAGTTTAGTAGATACCATTCCTGGCGAAGAATATACAAGAACTAAAAATATAGCAGAAGGAGGACCTAAATTTAGATATTCAAAAATAATACCTGGAAAACAAATGGAATTACCAGGTGCAGATATATTTACAAAAACGGTGTATGATAAAGATTTAGATAAAATGGTTCCAAAAATGGATATGCTAGGAACTCTAGGACCACTTGGTGCTGGACTACTAGGAGAGTATGTGGAAACACAAGAAGAAAGAAACGCAGAAGAATGGGAAAGAAGTAAGAAGAGAAGAATAAAAGAATTAGCATTCATGTACGGTGTTGATCCTTCTATGATTGAAGGTGAAATGGATAATCCATACTACACTGGTGCGTTCATGAATTCTGGAGGAATTGCATCATTGAATATGGACATGGGAGGCGGCGTTAGTGGCCCAGGTGGACCAAAAGATGATATGATTGACGCGAAATTATCAGACGGTGAGTTCGTGATGACAGCAAAGGCTGTCGAAAACTTTGGTAATGGAGATCGTTACGAAGGTGCAAGAAAAATGTATGACATGATGAACATGTTAGATCCAGAATCAGAAACCATGAGTGAGGTAGTATAATGGTTGCTAAAACGTTATTAAAAAGAGGAATAAAAAAACTAACTAAAAAGAAACCAAAAACAAAACCAACACCTAGGTATCGCACAGATCCTAAGACTGGTGAAAGGTTTTTAAATAGAAGAGCAACAGTATCTGGAAAAAAAGGTATAACAAAGAAAGAAACGATTGACTTTAGACCAGCAGGTTATACTGCAGCTGGTGCTGGTGCAACTTATTTAGGCATGAAAAATAAAGCAACTAAAAAAAGAAAAGAAACAAAAGCTAAATTAAAAGAAGCAACTGATAAAATAAGAGAAAAAGACAAAAAGAAAAAGGAAAAATTATACCGTGAAAGGAGAGATAACCAAAGACAAAAATGAAATGGAGGTTCTTAGAACCTAAAGATTTTGAGTGGATGCTGGATGTATCTAAAGAGCACCACAAGGAATCAGACTGGAGTGAGGTTGAATACAGTGAGGATAAAGTAAAGGGTTACATCACCACTGCTTTAAAAGATCCAAATTATTTTGCGATCATCGTTGAAGAAGATGACAAAAGAATTGGGTTTATGTCTGGAAGGATATTAGAGTATCCTTTTAGCAAAGAAACATTTGCGAGGGAACTAGATTTATATGTAGAACCTAAGCATAGAAACGGAATGGCAGGAATATTTATGATGAAAAAATTTATAGAGTGGGCAACAGTTAAGAAAGCACGTGAGGTGCTATTTGAGCCACGCCTTTCCGACGGTACAATAAAAAAATTTGATGCAATGGCAAAACGTCTAGGTATGGAACATTTTGCGAACGCATATAGGAGAAAATTAGTATGAGTTTTGGTGGCGGCGACGATCCTAGCAATACTTCATTTCAAACACAGTTTCAAAGAGATGCTCCTCAGGTAGAGGCACGTAAACTTGGCTTAATGGATGTTGCCAAAGAGTATACAATGTTTGGTCAAAATCCATGGGAAGCAATCGCTCCTACAGCTAAGCCTGGTGAGGAAGGATACGGTGAATATGGATACAAAGGCACTGATGGACGATATGATGTAGACACTAAGTTTGGAGATCTTACACGTGCACAAAGAATGCAGGAAGGTCAAATTGATATTCCAACACAACAAATTGCAGAATTTGATCCTTTACAAGAAGAAGCTTTTCGAATGGCACAACCTGGAGAAGAAGGAATTGGTGGATACAAACAATACTTAGATCAAGCAAGAGGTTTTGCGGAAGATGCAACGCAAGCTTATGACCCAAGTTCGTACAAAGCATACATGAATCCATTTCAAGATGAAGTCATAGGTGCAGTAGAAGATCAATTTACAAAACAAAGAAATCAAGCTGCAGCGCAAGCAGGTTCTGCTTTTGGATCTGAACGATACGGAGTTCAAGCAGCAGAGTTAGGTGCACAGCAAGCTAAAACAGTAGGACAATTACAAGCACAAAATTATGGACAAGCACAACAAGCAGCAATAGGACAGTTTCAAAATCAAATGGGGAGATACGGAGCAGCAGCTCAACAAATGGCTGGTCTTGGTGGACAAGCACAACAACAAGCAATGTCTGATATTGGAGGGTTAATGTCTGCTGGATCTGTACAACAACAGAGAAGACAGCAACAACTTGACGCATCCTTACAACAGCGAATGCAACAATTGTATGAACCATATCAACGATTAGGATTTACTTCTGATATTTATCAAGGTAACATTCCATCAAGTGCAATGGCAACAGCAATGGGAACAGCACCAGGATCTAATCCATTGGCACAAACTGTTGGCGCCGGAATATCAGGACTAGCAGCATATCAGGGCTACAAAAATCTAACAGGATAACGAAATGAATCCATTTCTTAGACCTCTTTTTAAACCAATTTTAAACAAGGCTGCAAGACAAGCCTATAAAATGACTGGCACAGCACAGGATTTTACCATGCGTGCAGCGGATAGAGTAAAGCCATATGCAAAAAATTATATGGATGCGGCAGCTGGTAATCAAGGTAGATTTAAACAATCAGTTGCACTAGGTGCACCCCCACTAGCATACGGTGCATATCCAGAGAGAACAACTGATCCAATCATAGAAGAAAAACCTGAGGAAAAAATTGATGTTGTTAAAAAAGATAAAGATAATTTATTAGAATTTCCTAAAAAAGAAAAAAAAGAAAATCTTCCTGAAGATGTAGAAGTAAGCGAAGAAACTGCTACGACAAATGATTTGGCAGAAGATGATGATACAAATAATAGAGCATTACGCGAACAATCTAATATGTATGCAGGACTTATTGATAATGACAGTCTTGCAAGAATAGAAGGTTATAAAGATGTTATAAGACAAATCATGGGCAGTGGTGATGAAGCACAAAACATGCAGTCTATGGCAATGTTAATGCAATTAGGTTCAGCACTTATGTCTGGTAAATCAATGGACCGTGGCCTTAAAGGATTTATGGATATTAT